TAAAGAAAGTAGGAAGGGGAATATGATGCAGGCAATAAGTTTTTACAGCTTAAAGCTCAAGCGTAAGATAATGGTGAACGCACAAGATATTACCCTAGTTCACCTTCCAAATGGCAGACCTGCTGCTAGGGCTACCGCTGAGTATGAAGGCAATACATATAGATTGTATAAGTTATTAAAGGATAAGGAAGCAGAGATATTAACTCAGGAGGTTAAGATGAATGTTATAGGAACGATAATGAATTTGTGGAATTTAAACAGAGGCTTACCAGCTTCAGGCAAGGTGGTCATCAAGGAAGGTATCGATGTGATATCTGCTCTTGGTAGATCACTAAAGGATAATAAAATTACCGCTAAAGAAAAAGCTATCATTGTAAATGAAATACGTCAGTTTTCAAATGCGGCTATTAAAACATTGGAATCTATAACGATTCCTGAAGAAAAACCCAAGGGAAAGAAGAAGTAAGAAAAAGGAATGGGAATACAGGGTACTTCTTTTAACTAGGAGGTATTATGAAACTCATAAAAAAATTTAAAAAATATATACGAAAAGGTTTTCGGTATATAACCTCTATCCCTTTGCCGAAAGTTAAACTCCCCAAGGTAAACATACCCATACCACAGATACAGATACGCAGTAAGTATAAGCGTGGTTTTAAAAAGACAGCTACAATATTTAGGGATATCATATCTGCTACAGTAATCACTTCAGGATCTGTAGGATTACTAATATCGTACGTCAATCCACTCCCATTAATTAATAAATACTATACAACCACACCATTTGTGAATGATAACGTGGCCCTACTGTATGCTAATGTTCAGACAGCAGTCTGGGTATCCATAGGATTAATTTCATTTGGATTACTTTTACACGTTAACAACTTTAAGGCTTGGAAAAGAAACATTAGAGCCTTTCCAAGAGCAGTAATAAAATCCCCTAAGAGAATGTACAGGAAGCTAGTAGTCTTTAGAGACTGGTTCCTAGAAACCTGTAACAGGCTGAATGAAGAATCAGCCAAGTGGCACAGAATGTTTTCTGTTCTACGATCACCGTATAGTTTGTTACGAGGATTAGGATTTAGTCCACAGATGGCAGTCGCATTATTGACAGTAGGCTCGACTGCAACTACTGGTGTTGTGGTCAATGAGACTATCTTAGCCGACAGGTCTTTCTCTCGTGGAGATTCTGGTGTTTATGCTGCTAGTGTTATCGGCAACGAGGCACCACTTGATATACCAACCTCGTACTCCGAGAAGGAAAACACTCTTAGAATCGACCTGGGAGCCACTCCTGTGCGTGAAATCACTATAGAAAATGTTACAGTGGGTACTGCCTACACAAACTCAACACTTCCACAAGGGGAAGCTAACGTTGTTCAGATATCAGGGAACCCTAATGCAGAAAACTTTACTCCAACAAGATTAGAGGTTGGGGAATTAATCTTTGAAAAGAATCGGTGTAAGAAACTGACGCTTTCAGATATTAATGCACATACAATACTAGTTGAAGGTAATGCCAGTGATGGACAATCCATAGCACCAAGTCCTGGAACAGCTAGGATGAGAGCTATAGGTGGTGGTCATCACCAAGCCGAGGCCATGATAACATCAGGTGGTACCTATGACCGAATATGGATTCAGGCTCCATCATCAGGAGTTAATGGAAAAGTAGGAACCTTAAAACTTAGTAACCTGTTTACTAAAGGTGGGGACTGTGTATTATCCAAGATGGATATTGGTACGTTAACTGTTAAATTAAATGAGATTGGTAATGGTGATGGATTTGCCACTAAAGATTTCACGATAGCGACAACTGTGACTGGTGCTAATCTTTCCATTACTGATAACGTAGAAGTTTCAATATCAGAACCAGCAACTCAATAGTTAGGGTTGCTGTAAGTAGCGGCAGTCAGCTTTGAAGCTATGCTCATAAGCATAGTGTGGTCAAGGTTAGGATTGTCTTCCTTTAACTTTAAAAGAAAGAGCTTATATGTCGAGTATATTTTCGCCTCTCTCGAACGTATAGGCTCTTTTTCTTTGCCCATATATATACGTTCTATATTTGCCATGGAAAAAGTATACCATAAAAAAACCTACACTTGCTTACACAAGAAAAGAAAAGAAAAGTAAACAAGTGTAGGATTTTAACCTACTATCTACCGAAAGGTAATAGATATAGGAGAAGAAACATATATATGTTAAATAGTAGTTTGTCCTTTGTCAATAATAAAAACCCCACACCTGAAAAGAGAAAGGTAAAACAGGTGTGGGGTTTAGGGTCTGCGAGCAATTATAGGAGTTGGGAGGCTCATAGCTGTGCAAAAGAGGTCTTGCTTACTGGAGAAAATCTGGACAAAATATCCAGTAAACAGCGAATTTTTATTTTATATACCTAGGGATAAATAACAATGTTGTTAAGTGCATACGTTAGTAGGAGGTACACGATAGTCAACAAACACATTTAGGTACACAGCATATTTAATAATTGCTCGAATATTTAATTTTGTAAATTATATATACAATTTACAAACAAAGCAAGACTTGTACGCTTATTTATAAAAGACTAGCTATAAAAATTTCAATATGCTTCCACTCTATGTATTTATCAAGGCCAATATCATAAACAAATTCTTCAAGAGATTCTTTGTTCTGTGGCCCATGTTCTGCAATAAAATCTTCTAACCTGTCAAGCATTTCTTCTACGTCATACAACGTCTTTTCCTCCTTAATATTTCTAATATGTCCGCCGATAGAGCAAATACTGTTTTTGTAGCGTGTTGGTACAGATCTACTACAAGCAGTTTTTACAGTTTTTTCACGCCCTTTTATCTTTCTTGCTTCTTTTTTTGAGTTAGTATCCCAATTTCTAATGCGCCTGCCTTTTCCACCGTCCCAACAATCAACGCAGTACCCGTCACCTAGTATTCCCACAGCGTAGCATGTGGCAGAAATACAAGTACCATAACTTTTAAATGGTATTGTAGCCCCAAGGGACGGTGTGATTTGGTAAGAAATCATTTGTTTAATAATCGGGCCTAATTTAAAATCTATATATTTTGTTTCCATTATTTCCTTCTTTCTTTTATTTCTATAATAATACAGGTTGTGTTGATGTTATTCTTCTAACTGCAATGTCTAGGTATTCCTTATTAAGATCAACACCAACGCTTTTTCTACCATACTTTTGTGCTACTGCTGTTGTAGTCCCAGAACCTACGAATGGGTCTAAAACCACACCATCTTTAGGGCAACCCGCCAGTATGCAGGGTTCAATTAATTTTTCTGGGAATGTAGCAAAGTGTACCTCTGAATATGGTTGTGTGGCTATGGTCCAAACACTGCGTTTGTTACGGCCATTAGGGTGTGTAGCGTTTGGCATTGCTTTTTTTTGACTTGTACCCATGGTTAAGTCTATTTGTTTCCTAGCTGGACCTGTAGGGTGGTCTATCATTCCCTTGCCTCCGTAATTGTCCCATGACGCTTCGTTACCAGTTATTTCTCTTATAGCATCAGCATCATAGTAGTATTTAGGACTCTTGGTTAACAGGAAGATATACTCATGTGCTTTAGTTGGCCTGTCGTGTACACTTTCAGGCATTGGGTTAGGTTTACTCCAGATTATATCTGACCTTAGATACCAACCATCTGCTTGTAAAGCAAAAGCAACTTTCCAAGGGATACCAACTAGATCTTTTGGTTTTAATCCTGGAACAGCTTTACGAGAGGTACCAACACCATCTTTTCCTAGCTGACCTCTGTTTACATAATTAGAAGATTTCCTAACTGTTTGTTCGGGTTCAGCACCGCCTTGGCTACTATAACTATCCCCAAGATTTAACCAGACAGTGCCAGTTGGTTTCAACACTCTCCAGACTTCCCTAAAAACTTCAACCATTGTGTTAGCATATTCTTCTGGGGATTCTTCTAAACCTATTTGCCCATTAATCCCATAATCCCTAAGCCCATAGTAAGGGGGGCTAGTAACTACACAATCAACAGAACCATCTGGTATTGGTATCTGTCTGCTATCGCAGTTGTACAAGGTTACAAATTCATTATTAAATATTTCCATTCCTTCTCCTTTATTTTTACAATAGTTTCTCTATTATTTTTTTAACTACTACAGTAGTAACAGCATTTCCTAGAGTTTTATATCTCTGGGTGTCTGACAATCCTTCGGTCCAACCATCAGGGAATCCTTGTAGCCGTTCCACTTCTGTAGGTACTAGTTTTCTTACACCGTCATTTGTTAGAATTAACGGGACATTATGCCCCCCTGTGCCCATGTTGGCTGTTAGAGTAGGGCAAATATTATTTTTATTTTCTCTTACATAAACTCTCCGCCATTGATAAAATGTGTCTTTAGAAGTAATGTGTTTTATTAAATCTTTGTACATATATTTATCTGCCCGATAATAAAATTTTTCATCTGCTGTTGGTTTTATTATGTCCGTAATGTTAGGCATAGTATTTGAATAAGTAAAAGAAAAAAAATCGTCAGAGATCTTATTTTCAAAACTTCCGACAATAAAGACCCTCTCTCGGTTTTGTGGAACACCATGATCTTTACTGTTAAGAACCTGCCATTCAACTCCATATCCTAAAGCGGAGAGAACCCTAAGAATTGTTTGGAAAGTTTCTCCCTTGTCGTGTGATAGCAAACCTTTGACGTTTTCAAGTAACAAATATTTGGGCCGTTTAGCTAAAAGAATCCTTGCGATATCAAAAAAGAGAGTTCCTCTAGTTTCGTTAAATCCTTCACGCCTGCCTGCTACACTAAATGCTTGGCAAGGGAATCCTCCAACCAAAAGGTCAAAGTCTGGGAGCTGCTCCCCATCGATTGTAGTTGCGTTTCCGTAATTCTTTACTCCTGGAAAATGTTTTTCGTATACCTGTATTGCATACTTATCTATTTCAGAATACCCGATAACTTCTACTTCTTTCGATGCCATTTGAATACCTAATTCAAAACCGCCTATTCCACTAAATAAACTAAATACTTTCATCCAGTTTCCTCTATTTCTATAATTGTTTTCTCTTCCTTCCCCACTACAAATTGCACTGGAGCATTTGATATATACTCACTACTGTCATCTATAAATAATTTACAGTCTTTGACTAACACATCTATAATCTTTTTTGAGGCCGCTAAAAAATTGTCGCCATCCCTTTTTCTATTTTGTTTAAAATGAAATATAAATGTAAGTGTGGCATGGCCCTTGACTGGCTGTATCTTTTGCTCTTTGCATCGAGCCCAAACAAGTGTTAAGAAATCTTTTACATCTTTCTTGTACATATCCGACCAATGCCTGCGCCTGTTTGGTAGCAACTTTTGCGGAATCCTGGAATCTATAACTAAAGTTTGTTTCATGCTGACACCTTTGCTTTTATTTTTTTAATAGCAGTTTTTTCTATCTGCTCAACCCTTTGTTTAGATACTCCCATTTTTTCCCCTATTTCGCTTTGGGTTTTTGTTGTACCTTGACCCCCTAATCCATACCTGTCAACTATTACTAGTTTGTACCGACTAGGGAGACCGCTAAGAATTTCTTCGATTTGCCTATCTATGTGCTCTTTGTTGGGCTTTAGTTTAAGTTGTCGCACAAACAGCCTTTTTTGCCTATCTGCAACACTAATCACTTCGGTTACAGCCCTTTCTTTATACAAATCCATAAACGATGGCGGGAGCCTAAGAAGCTCGTTGCAATCACACTCTACTTCATAGACTGTAGTTCTTCTTTTGCCGTGGGCAGGGTGTGTCCAAACCACAATCCCGTGGTGCCCAATGTGGTTAGTATAATTCTTGCTAGTAATAACAACTTCGTCACCATAATAAAATTTTCTGCCTCTATATATTGTCATTATTCCCCCTGTATTCCCATCTATTTTCTTCTACCTGAACCCAAGATGAAGGTTTCTCCACAAGATCCTCTAGCCTTGTTTTGGAAGGCGTTGTGGGTTCTTCTTGGCCTATAGACAAAGACCAGTGCGGTGGGTTGTGTATCAACCACCCCCTAGATTTCCATTTACTTAAAAGTGGGCCAACATTATTAACGGGCTTCTCTAAATAATCTGCGATTTCCTGCACTGTCAGCTTTTCATTTTTGGTCAAGGCCACTTGGACTAAATCCCAATCTTTCAAGTGCTTCTTAGCATCTGTGTTTTGTATTTGGTAATCAGACATGCGCTCAAAAGAAACCAAACGATTATTTTCAAACTTTCCGTGCCATGCCATAACATTTTGTATGGGCTGATTGTTTGCTTTCCAATGTACAAGAGAAAACCCCATTTCACCTTGTGGGAAATCATCTATACGCAGGAGTTCAAACATGTTTCGTGACCAGTTCTTTTTGAATACAGAACCATAAAGAGCGTCAGGCCCAGTGTCTGTTTTATTGGAGTGGTCTAAAAGAGTTATAGAAACACGAAGCCCTCTGAGAACCTCGAAGTTTCTGCTCACGCTTTCTTGTGTAGTAACATCGCCTTTAAAAGCGGCCCCTACTGAGTCAACAACAATATTCCCAATGTTGTATTTTTCTATCCACTCCCTGATTTTATCAGCAGAATCTACTAGATTCTTGTCCATGTATTTGTAATATATTCCATGTTCTTCTAGTGAATCTACTGGAATATTGAGTGCCTCGCAAAGTTCTTGCCTTCTTCTTTTTGCATCGTTCTCATTAGTTTCCCAGTCTAGGTAGCCTGTGTTGGTTCTTTCAACACTCAAACCCCCATGGTTTTTGCCACTAGCTGCAAGCAGTGCTATATACATGGCAAAATAACTCTTGCCTGACCCGCCTTGCCCAAAGATAGTAGTAATAGTATTTTTTTCTAGTATTGGTTTGACTGTGTATTGTATTTCAAAAGATTCATCAGCCTTACCTGTAAGCAAAACAGGGTCTTCTTCTTCTCGGTGCTCTGTAAGTAGTTTGTCGCACAGCACTTCAAGTATTTCTTCCCATTCATCGAGAACAATACTACCATCTGCATTGTAAAGAGATTTGGCAAACGAGTTTTTGCTTTGTGTTGCTGTAAGTGTTAACGTCTGCCTTCTTAACAACCCTCTCTTTGTAGGTCTTGTAGATCTTATAGCAATTTCTGCCCTGAGTTCTCCATCCCTTGTGGTTGTCATATTATAAATATCTGCATAAATATCGTATTGATTCCATAAGATTCTATAAGTACCTACTCCAAGCAACCCCTCAGTACTAACATCTTCAGTTTTAGGCAGTTCTTGGTGAGCAGATGTATAATCGTCCCAACTCTTGGCATTATTGAAAGCACTAGACATACGTTCTCGGAACAAATCTACGTCGCCTGGATTTGAAAGCCACAGATCTGAAGGATCTTTGTGACCCTCAAGGGTATCGGAGGTTATTAATTTTACCCTGTCTTTAAAACTAGTATTAATTAGCCATTTTAAAACGGCGTTGCCCCCCTGATCTGGCTCTATAACAACATAAATATCCTTAAAGGACTCAAAATATTTTTCAAAATGTGGCTTCCACATCTGTGCGCCAGGCACCCCGATTGCATTAAAGCCTGCATACCACAATGTATGGCAATCACTCTCCCCCTCTACAATAAGTACAGAGTCCTCATTTGTTTTCATTCTCCACAATCCGTAAAGAATAATGTTCTTGTCGTCTCCGCGCTTCCAACGAAAACTCTTTCCCGCGGAACGATATCTTGTGCAAGCCAACTTGCCTTCTTGGTCGAAATATGGAATCTTTATTCGTCCACCTTCATTAGCAAGAAGGAAATCACTTTCAAGAATAATCTTAGGTATTCTTTTTTCTTCGGAATACTGATCTACTGTGTATGTTACTGCCACAGGTTCCCTATCGAGAGTTTCAGGCACGCGATGTAGATCTTTAGCCTGCAATGCCTGTATTATTTTATCTTGCGAGCATCCTGCGTGGCATTTATATAACAATTTATCCCCGCCATCTGTGATTGTTAGTGACGGGGAGTTGTCGGCATGTGCAGGGCAGTGAGTGTTCCCGCCCTTGTAGCATATGCAATAATTATTACCACAGCGTAATGCTGATCGTACTGTTTCAGCGTTCATACAGCCCCCTTAACAACCAATGATTTTGTGTTTTTATAAGAGTCGTTTTTAAGTGCGTCATAAAGAAGCCAAGACCTGTTAAATATATCCTCGTAATGCCCAAGATCTACATGCTGGACCTCTACCTTGTTAGAATCTCTCATTATGTAATGTATTCTGCCTTCTAGTATTGGGTAATACTTAGAAATCATGTGTCTTAAAGCCCTTGAGTAAGCAGCAATTTGGCAACGATCTTTCTGGAATACTTGGTTGGGCTTTCCATTATAAGAACTAGTCTTTTTAGTTTTAAAATCATGTATAACATAACATTCTTTTTCTGGGTCCCAACTTATAGCATCAATAGTTCCGCCGTAGTTATATATGTTATCAAAAACATACACCTCACTTGCTCTCCAGTCGGTATCTTTACCAACGTAATTGTACCAATTCATAAATGGCTTATTGTCTTTTGCAATTACCCCCTTTTTAATGTAGTTTTCTATCAATCCGTGTATTTCCACGCCAGTTTTAATAGAATTTATTTGCACATCTTTTGCTGCAAATGCCCTACCTGTCTTGTTAGCTAAATTCATAGCCCAGTCCATAAGATACGAGGTATCTTCGGTGTTTTTAATAATACCTGTCACGCTATCACATTCTTCTCCAAAAAATTCTTCGTCCTCGCGTCGCATACTATAAACATGCTTTGTCTGTAATTGGCCCCAGTCGTTTGTTTCTTTCTTTTCTTCAAAAGAAACATATAAAAATCCCCCAAATCGTGTTTCGTGTAATTGTACTGTCATAAATTGCCTCCTAAAAATGCTAGTTGTTTTTCACTACAAGAATAATAGACATACTTGCCTCGTCTTTCTCTAGTCAGTATCCCGTGCTGGGCAAGCCGTCTCGCTTCCCTGTCAGCACTGCTTCCGAGCCAACCCCATGGAGTATTTACTTTTTGTAAATTCCAGGATGGGACTGGCTCGACTGCATGACGGACTACACGTTCTATTATTTCAGATTGTGTTAGTTTTTTTATGTCCGTCATAATCATCCTTCTCTCTCTAGCTCCTCCATAATTTGTTTTGGAAATTCTTCTATTTTCTCATTATATGCAGTTGCAACAACCTCATACATATCCTTTAAGACATCAGCCTGCATTAACGCAGACTCCGATTTAAAGAAAGCAGTAAAATCTGTTTTACTGTGATCTAATTCTCCCGATGAACTGTCGTAAAAAAAGGTAATAACTTCGAATATATTCTCACGTTCGTATTGCTCTCTGCACTTCTCACATAAATCCCCGTTGTCTTCTACACAATTACAAAGATCTGTATCATTTGGAACCTCTGATGCTGAAATGTATCTATCTAATTCACTCTTTAAAATAAATCTTCTACGGCCTACCCAGTAACTTTTTAACTTGCCATCATCAAGCAACTGGTAAATCAGATATTGCGATATACCATTCTTGCCTCCACCAAGATACCTTCGTGCCTCAGTAATACTAAAGCTATTTTTTTCTAATGTGTTTTCCATTATTCCGTCTCCTTATTCTTTTTCGTTTTGTTCCCATTGATGTTTTTGTCTTTGCTGACCCTCGGATAGTGGAGAGTTTTCATTAAACTCAAATGGGTCATCAACATCTACAGGCTCGTTGTTTACTACTTCTTCAGGCAGGTTGTTATAATACCTGATTCTTCTGCCTGCCAAAACAGACCTTTCTGCCATTTTATCTATCCATTCATCTGATGGGAAATCAAGGTTTATTTTCCAGTAATCCATAATAGCTTCCCTGCCATTTGTGGTACCATTCCCACGTTCTGCCCCGCTCTCCATGCTACTAGGTGCGGACTTTGTTTGTGGTGTGGCTGCTCTCACTGGAGCAGGAGCGCTAGATTGATTAGCAATAGACATTGTTTTTACATAGAACTGCTTAATGCCATTATGTTCTGGCTGTTGTCTGTTGGGCGATAGTTCTACATTTACGATTTGCCCTACGAGGTTCTCGAACCCACCATGTTTATCAGCAAGCGCATCTGCCCATGGCTCCCTATCTGGTTTGTCAAAACCCTTACCAATGGTAATGCTGACTTTATCTAAAAACTGCAAGTCCTCATCCACCAACTCTTGTGGTTCGAGGTAAAAATTTTGGAAAGGATAAGCACCTTCCCTGTGGGATATAATTTTCCCTATTGTTTTAAACTTATCGCTTATCTGAGTTGCCATATATTCCTCCTTATACTTTAGTTGTATTAATTTCTAATCTGTCTGCATTGCGACTAGCTGACGCAAGATGTCTTTCTCTAAGGTATAACAATGATTGTTCAATCTCGCTATCCAGGAAGTAGAAACCTCTGCCAATGCTTATGCCTTTAATGAATCCCTGTTTCCTGTACTCATTCAAGGTAGCAACACTAACGCCCAACTTCGCTGCAGTTTCGTAAGAATCATAAAGTCTATGATCTTCGTGCCTACATGGTATTTTTTCCATAGAATACCTCCTTTCTGTGTATGTTTTATATTAAGCCGAACAGATATAAAAGTCAATAAAAAATACCTTCCAGTCATAGGTAATAACTTACGCTAAAAAGTTGGAAGGTATTCATTTACGAAACCAATTGACAAGGCATTCTACATACTGTCAGGTGCCTTCTCTAGGCAACTACATAAGCCACCTAGAGAAATTGCATGGCACCAATTAATAAGATCAACTCAATATGACTCTTTTTTCAATTTAATATATAAAAACTCGATCTTATTAATTATCCTACTTTGATGGATTAAATTTGCCTGATAATTGTATATATTCTTCTAAGACTTCTTTTAAGTTAGTAAGAATTTCCTTTTGGCAATTTTGATTTTCGCTAGGATAACAGCAATCTGCATTGCATTCTAATGCAGCGCCACCACAGAGACATTCTCCACCTAACAAATCCACAAGATCTTCAAACAATTTTACGGCTTTTCGTTTTACGTTATTGTTTGCATTATATTTTTTAATTAACATATTACCTACTCCTCTGTATTTAACTCTTTTAATAGATTTTCTAAATTAACCAGTCGTATTTGTCTATATAATCTCCGCAGTCTGGGTTCTGGCACTTTATTGAGTTCCATTCAAAGTGGTAAACAACTGACGGGGCGTGGCAATGTGGACAGGTAATTGATCGCCCATTAAGTGGGTCTGCTTGACTTCTTTCTGTGACGTGGCTACCAACAACTTCACTGTTGGTCTTGCGAATGTGATGGTCTAGTTCTTTCTTTATCTCTGCGATCTCTTTATTCTGGGTAGCGATCTGTTGGTGTATGTTCTTTAGTATTTCATACAATTCGGAAAGATCATTGCTTGTTGTTGTTTTCATGTTCCGATTCCCTTTCTCTTAAATATAAATTTTGCCCTGCTATATACTGTTTGACTTCATAGTCCTTTGGGCCAGGCCCAACCCATTTGTGCGACTCGAATTGGTCTTTGGGTTTCTTGGGCAGTTTTCTAATAATCCGATCTTCCATATGCACCTCCAGGATGTTTACTTCTATGGCAAAAACGCCATTCTATAAAGTGTAGCATAACAAAAAGATATAATTTGTGCAAAATTGAAAAATTCGCGCTGGGCAGCGGAAAATTTTTAATGTTTTTTTGGGTGATTGGTCGGGCCGAATGGCCCATTTGCTGGTCCAGCTTGGGGGATTATCCCCCCCACTGGGACGCCATCGCCTCCGCGATTCCTTGATAGGTTCTTGACCTGTCGCGCCATCGGTTTTCACTGGGTGCCATCATGTGAATATTTGGGGCGCGTCCTTCTACTTCATTGGTTGGCTGAAGTAATGGGAGATTTTTTAACCACAGCCCAGTTTTCTTGGTCTCCCCATGTCCAAATTGATATGGCTGAATATATTGATCTGGTTTTCTGATATAACTAGAAATCACGCTTACAGGGTTTTCTAGGGCAATGTGAGGGATTGGGGCGTCTAACAGTTCCTGAACGAATCTGAGGGCGTCCTGTTGTCTCCCGTCTGCCCTTTTCTCTTTAAACCACTTAGCCCCCGAAACTGCCAAATGAGTACAGGGCGGGTGTGCTATCATAAGATCCCATGTTTTGGATCTTATGATCTCTAAAACATCGCCTATAATATGAGGCCCCTCTGTTTCTGATGGCAACAGATCGCAACTAATAGCGTCATGGCCCCTAGCCCTGAAGGCATCGCGCACGATACCACTAAATTCACAAGCAATTAAAACTCTCATAGTTCCCCCTTATAGAAATTATGCAAAATTAAAAAACTTCCCTATTTTATAAAATTATAGGGAAATAGTATTAAAAAGTCAGAAAATGCCAATAATAGACGCACGAGGATTAACGAGAAACGTTTTTTATTATCTCGTTAGTACTCTAGCACCCAGAAGAAATGGCAAATTGTACAGGTTGTAAAACAACAAAAAAACACGGGCGGGGAATTAACCCCCAACCCGTGCTTTGATATGTACTCTTATATTATAGTACTGGTATTACTGGCAAATCGTCTAACGTCGTAAATAAGGCCCCTCCATTGTTGCCTTCGTCGTCCATGCTAGGCCACAAATAAGAACCATCATTTAGGCGTAATATAATTGGGCGATGGTCCCACCCAAATTCTTTCGCTTCGTCCTCTGGCATATATGAAACTCCTGTTATTGTCTTTCCAAGTAAACCCTTTGCTATATCCTTTGTCCAATTCTTTTCTACCCTATCCATTAATTACCCCCTTTTGGTGTGACTCGTGAGAGCCATTCTATAACTGGCATTTTGTCATAACATGAGGAGCAATATACCCCCCTGTCTGGTTCGTCTAGGTGCTCATGATATGCGAGGTTGTCATCATGATAAAAACCTCTATAAATAGCATCTTTGACGCTTATAGTAGCCTCGCCTTCTTTGAAAGGTTCCTCGCAGATCATACAAGTGTCTAGCCTATCCATTGGTTGCCCCCTTACTAAAATTAATGCCTATTTCTTTTAGTTCTTCGAGGCTGTCGCAGATTCTAGAAAAATCCCCCATGTTGTTTTTGTCGCTAGTGTTTAACAGGTGTTCAAAATCTGCCTTAATCAATTTCCTTTTATTATTCTTGAAACAATTAGACAAAACAAACTCTAGCACGTCATAATCACGCATAGATAAGGACTCAGAGAGTTTGTCTGAAACTTCGAGGTAAAAGGACGCTTGAACCTTGATTATATTACTCATGATTGCACCCCCTTGTTGATGGTCTTGGGAAAGATAATTTATTACCATCAAATCTTTCAACAATGCAGATATCAGGATAAGTAATCCTAGCGAACCACTGGTAGTCCTTTTGGAACACCTTAAAATTGAGTGAAAATTGGTTACTAGCCTGATTCATTCTTAATTTACTAGTTGGCGAAAACCACCCCCCCGTGTCCAAATCAACAACGCAACAATTGAATTTAACAACGTCTGTATTATGATACCTAACTATTGTTTGCCCTTCCTCTGTTCTTATAGTGGTCTTATGGGCCCCTATCTCGTTAATATTAGCCATTGTATCCCTCGCTTTCGTCTTGTTTAAAATCTTCTAATAACTCCCTCAATGCTTTACTGGTAAATCTTTCCTTTCCTTTCTTAGTGGTAAATTTAACCCCTATTTTTTGGTTGGTGTCCCAGATCGTCCACCTTTTAAACTTCTTCTTTCCGATGACCATAAATAACCCCTTTCTCTTTTGTATATATCCTCATCAGTGCCGACAATATCGACAGACTAGGGGAACAGTGCCCCCCTAGTTTCGGATTGTTTTACCCCCAGATATCCCCCCTTTCTTCTTTGATATATTGCCATAGAAACGCGCTTATTACTTCGTCGGTATATGTTGGGTGGGTTATGTATTTATAATGCTCTCTATAGGCGTTTACGACGTCGTCAATCTCTTGTATTGTTGCCCGTCCTACCCTTTCCGTTATTTCATTTAATACTTTTTTTGTGTATCCCATTTAATCCCCCCTACTTAATATTATTCTTTCAATAATTGTGATTGCTTTGTCTAGGTCGTCCCGTTCCTCGCCCTCTGGCAAATCCCCCCTATCCACTAGGACATGCTCAAGTATTAATTCTAAAGCGTCTTTTTCTTCTTCAAACGTGGTAAATTTTGGCATTTAATCCCCCTTTTTTTCTTGTCTGATTTTCTTTATATATTCTTGCTGCAACCTTTCCCGCCATGCTTCAGCCAACCAAAGGCTCTCGTTTTCGTATTCCTCCCATTCTTCCCAACTATTGAACCCGTCGTATCTTTCCCCGAATGATGCCAACTCTCCACAACTTGAGCATTGGTATTGGTCAGCATGTGCCCACGTTTTGCCGTCCCAATTGAGAGGCTCCGCATCACAGCAATAACTCACTAGGTCGAGTTTTTCTTCTTCGTCTTCGTCCCAGTCCCCTGAGTCAATAATAATTGTTTTAATAGCCATTGTTTGCCTCCCATTGTTGAACGATGTTATCCCAAGAATAATTACCATCTGTAATTGATAATATTATGCCCTCGACTTCATCAGATATTTCATTAAATTTATCTTGTGCTTCTTCGGTGTAGGAGCCATCGGAATTGTCCATGCCGACACCATCAGGGAAATAGTATTTTAACAATATAATGTCCGATACATCGCAATATAATTCTATTACTTCCTCTGTCTTTAATTTCCAAGTCATAATTATTCCTTTCTCTTTGTTGTTTAAATAGCCTTTTATAAGTATCCCGCCTTTTGCATGCCGTCCTCACGATAGAACCACTGCATAGAGCAATTGGGGAGCATTTCTTGTATCTTTTCGTGTATCCCGTAAGGTGGGCACCACGCAGTAATAAATTGCATATCAACACAGGTGCTATCGATGGTATGTTGATCGTTGATTGTGAAATCATGGGCGTTCCACTTCGTGCCCCAATTTTCGATGCACCAATAATAACCATGATCGTTATACCATTTGGCAAATGGCGTTTGCGTCATTTCTGCATAGCCCACTTTGGCCAGTTTCGTTTCGGGGTCTCTTTCTGGCGCTTCCACAGGGTAGGGTATGACCAACTCAAAATCTAGCTGTACCCCTTGCTTGTCTTCGTCCCTTATAAAGCAATCAATAAAAAACCTTTTTAACTCTTTTTCCCCTTGCTTGTTCTCTGCATAAATACTGACTTCATTCTGGCACCAATTAGGCATGATCTGGGCCCCCTTGCAATGTTGTTTCAATTAAAAAAGTTGCGTCAAATATTTTCCCCTTTCTCTCTTGGTATTCTTGTTTGGTTTCAATACGCCCATTTCTTAATAAACAAACTCTATAAATAATTAATAATGCTTTCATGTTTACGCCTTCCCAGTCCAACCAGTCCTCGACGTACTCCGTTTGTTCAAAATCCCCCGTTCCATCTGCCCACTGTGGACAGCATTTTAAATTGTAATCATCATCTACCCAAAATATCTTTCCGAATTGTTGAGATTTATACATTTTCTCCCCCCGTTTCTTCATTTAAAAAAGCATCTTTAGCAATTCTAGATTCTACACAAACGCCCTTATAATAAACCCTGATTTCACGCTTAGGGGGAAAATACCCCTTCGCCTCAATCCTTGCGGTTTCATTTTTAGCGCTTTCTCTTTTGTCCATAAATTCCCCCTTCTTGGTTAAATGCGCCTATGCGCGTAGATACGCGTGATTATAAACATAACAACAACATAAGTCAATACCCTAGATTAATATATTTGTTTTGCTAAACAGGAGAGGGGGAAGGGTAGGGAGTAGGGGACATTAGGGGCCCTTTGTCAATGATTCTATGGGCTAATTTTGAGCCCTTCTGAGGGGGTCAATTAAAGATTCTAGCGACGCTGACGGCGTAAAGAAAAAAGGATAATTTTCACTAATATCTTAACGCTGAATTTATGGCTTTTTTGGGCCAAAATCTCTATACATTTCCTATACCTTCGTTTCAATTCGTAGCTGGACCATCCTATACCTTGAGGGGCCTTTTGAACCTAAGCGAACGCGCATATTAAAGGAAAACTATACCAAATTTATAGCTGCAGGTAAAGGGGTTATCTTCCTGGTTTTGCCATTTTCCCTGCCGTGTCGAGAGTCGTTAATAGTAGTCGATAGCAGTAGGTGCAGGGGTATGCCTTAGCAAAGTCTGTATGGGTCTATAGATACCCGTGACAATATTATTTTTGACAAAAGGGGTTACCAGGTAAAAAACATTACGAATAAGCACGGTTTACCTACGACTTAACTGTTAAGTTGTATGCAAGTTTTAGTTAAGTTTGCAAAACTTAGTTGACAAATTATTAAAAAGTTTGTATTTTTAGATCAATTTGTGATTTTTTATTAAAAAATAATAAATTTTCGCCGCATTATAATATATATAATAATAATAAATATATAATATTAACTTGCATATAATTTGTTTAGGCAAATTAAATATGCAAGTTAATGTAATACAAAGAAAGAAAACCAGCAAAAGAAAGAAAATTTATGGAAAATGAGCCAAAGCCAAAGATGAGCATGGAGTATCGTAATCAAAAAACGATAACGAACAAAAAATTGTTAATCAAGGCTGTTGAGGAGCTTGGTGGAAACATGAAAGCGATCAAGGCTGCGGGAATATCCGCGAGGACTTACAGCAGGTGGATGAAAGAAGATCCTGAGTTTAGGGATGATATAGAAAAAGCCAGGGTGGCCTTTGGTGAAAGTATGCTAGAGGTTGCGATTGACAGAATAAAGAATCCTGACAAAGGCAAGGGTAGTGATGTATTATTGATATCGTTATTAAATGCGTATCTTAGTCACATATTCAGGCCGACAGCTGTTGTTGGTGAGGATACAGCGAAGGAATTAATTACGGAATGGCGTAAAGCTGCGAGAGCAGATGCAAAAAACAAGGTTGACAACCCGTTATCGGAAAATATGGAAGACACTCTTGATGATATTTTAAGCAAGAAAAAATAATGGCCACAGAAACAAAGAAACCTAACATTAGGGATATAGTTTTCAACCATATTGGGTTTAATCCCACTAAGGAACAGCAGGTTATTATTGATTCTCCTTACAGGTTTAATCTTGTAGCTGGTGGTGAGCAGGCAGGAAAAAGCATGATAGCTAGTAAATATCTGCTTTACCAATATTTTTTACATGACGAAGAAACCTATGGCCCTGGATTATACTGGCTGGTAGCAGCAGATTATGAGCGTACAAGGGCTGAATTCGAATATTTAAGGGATAACTTTACGGAACTCGGATTATTAGCTGAATGTTCTAAGAGAGTAGACCCAGGATATATTTTAATGAAAGATGGTACGAGGATAGAAACCAAATCTGCCAAAGACCATAGAACCTTAGCGATGAAAGCACCGAATGGAATATTGGGCTGCGAAGCATCACAGCTAGACCTTGATACCTTTCATAGATTGATGGGAAGATGTGCTCCGAAAAAGGGATGGTTATTTCTTTCAGGGACATTTGAAGGCTCTCTTGGTTGGTATCCACAAATGTTTACCGCATGGGCTAGCGGTGCGGATAAAGAAGCAAGATCTTACAGTTTACCAAGCTGGACCAATATTAATTTATACCCAGAAGGTAGAGATGACCCAGAAATAAAACGATTGGAAGCATTATCCAGTGATGATTTCTTTATGGAACGTATCGCAGGTAAGCCAAGTCCTCCCAGAGGGTTGGTATTTCCAGAGTTCAGGCCAGATATTCACGTTAAAGATGTGGAATATGAGAAGGGAACGCCAGTACATTTATGGATGGACCCAGGTTATGCAGGAGCATATGCGGTAATTGCAGTGCAAATTGTGAACGAACAGATACGAATTATTGACGAAATCTACGAACAAGCGTTAATTACTGACGAAATCATTGATATTGCTACTGCAAAACCATGGTGGGGTGATGTACAATTCGGCGTGATTGACATAGCAGGTAACCAACATCAGGCGATGGCGGCACCTGCAGAGCTATGGTTAGACAAAGCTGGCTTGTTTATGTCCAGTCAGAAAATAAAAATAAACGAAGGCTCTGAACGATTGAAATCCTGGCTTAAAATTGACCCTACTACCCATGAAGCAAAAGTAATTATACACCCAAAATGTCAGGGAATATTGTCAGAGTTCGGGGCTTCACCTAATCCGTTTGACGGACAGACTAAAGCATACAGGTGGAAAACCGACAGAGAGGGCAATATTGTAGGAGATGTTCCAGAAGACAAATACAACCATAGTGTTAAAGCATTAATTTATGGACTTATTGATAGATTTGGCTATGGATATGTTCAAAACAGAGACACGATTCGTGTAAAAAGGTGGGCGTAAATGGTACGAAGAAAACCAGAAGATATCGTGAGATTAGTGGATGCTCACTATACAGCAACAGAACCACTCAGGCAAAGGATGCAAGATGACCATTCTTTATACAGATTAGACCCATATGATGCTGGTGAAGGATACCAGTCATATACGTCTAATGAACCACACAACTATGCACAAAAAATTATTGGTTGGATTACTGGGGCAGAAATGACAGTCAGTATTCCTCACGATCAGGCAGATTCAGATTTGCGTGAAAAAAATGATATGAAAGAAAGATTTTTGATCGGTATTACAAAATCGGCCGATGAACGATTGTGCAGAATGATGATGCCTACTATCCGAGACCAACTAGCTTGGTACGCTTCATTGCGTGGCTGGTATGCTGGCCGAGCAATTCTTGCAAAAAACAAAGACGGAGCTACCTATGTAGATATAACTCCCTGGGATCCAATGCACACATACTGGAGTGTTGGATCTGATGGGCTAGAATGGGCTTGCCATAAAGTACCAAAAACCAGAGATCAGATACTTGCACAGTATGGCATAGAAATAGACTGGGATTCTAACTACAGTGCAGAAGGTATTGATGTTTATGATTTTTACGACAAAGAAATGAACACTATTATTATTCACTCTGGAGATGCAGAAAGTGCAAACATCAGAGTAGTAAAGAAACAAACTAAACACGGAGCTGACCAGGTTCCTGTTTTCTTAGGCCCAATAGGTTCCAACCCTTACATCGTAGCTATGACTCACACCAATATGGATGATACTATAGCCGATGTAGGGGAAGGTATCTTTACTGCAACCAGAGATTTGTATGACAAACATAATCTTATGATGTCAACAATGTTAGAACTAACAGCCAGATCAAGACGACAAGGATTAATCGTCAGGTCTCGTGATGGTTCTAAAACCCTTGATGAAGACCCATACTTGGAAGGTTCGGAGATTGCATTATCTCAAAATGAAAATGTTGAACCACTAGGATTACTAGAGGTTGCAAAGGAAACTGGGGCATTTATGTCTTTAGTTTCTGGAGAAATGCAACGTGGTGGTATCCCCTACTCCGTATATGGAGATGTACCATTTCAGCTATCAGGATTTGCTATTAATACGTTAAGGCAAGGTGTTGAAACCGTAGTCAGTAAATACCTGAGAGGTGTAGAGAAAGCATACGAAATGATATTTAATTTAATATCCGACCAGTATGCAGGTGGTGCATTTGAATCATTAGAACTATCAGGTATGGACAGAAACCGAACATACTTTACAGAAACCATAGAACCAGAAATGCTAAAAGGCACTGGTTCTCCAATCGTAAATCTTGTCGGACAACTTCCACAAGACGATATGACTAGGTACTCAATGGCACAAATTGCAAGGGAAGGACCCACACCGCTCTTGTCAGATCGAGCAATTCGCGATAGAATCTTAGCCATACAGGATGCAGATCAGATGGACAACTCCATCAAGGAACAAATGGCTGAAAGAATGTTGCCAGAGGCAGCGCTATGGACATTACTCCAAGCAGCAGAACGCCAAGGCAGAGAAGATTTAGTCAATTTTTATGTGGGAGAATTAACAACTGTACTTATGCAAAAAAGGCAGGCTACCCAGATGATGGAACAACAGATGATGCAGCAACAGATGATGCAAGAGCAACAAATGGTTGCACCGCAAGGCCCTCCGCCTCCTACAGAAGAAGCGGCTGTCCCTCCAACTACTGACCCAAGAGTCATGCCTAATGCAATGATGGGGGTTCCGCCCCCAACACCTACACCACAAGCAGGTCCAAATGTTCCCCCTGGAACTCCACGACCTGGAGCACAAGGAGGCGTGTAAATGATATCAAAATACTCTTGGCTATCAGAAGCGTTTGGAAATGTAAACAATACAATGGAAACAGATGATTATTTGGCAGATATGTATTCTGCTTTAACTCCCGAAGAACAAGACTTATATGCGGCAGTTGCTAGTGATAACGATTTATTAATTGCTGCTGTGCAATTTGAACAAGCAGGATCGTTAGACATTACAGCTTTAGAAACCGTAAGTGGAATGTTTACTATTTATGGGGACGGTTTTAATGTAGAACAGTTGCAACAAATAGCTGCAGAATACCCTGCACTTACTGTAACAGGAGATCTGTTAGCAGAAGACCAAACTGATATAGTAGATGCTGTGGAACTTTCAAACACATCTGATTTTTCAAATGCCGTAAATACAATTACTGAAGAAGCAGAAAACCAAAATGTAGATTTTATAGGCTCTGCAATAAAACCAGAAAATAGCGACCTTGTAAATGCGCTTATTAATTTATTGCCAACTATTTCAGATACAAGAATATATGACGAGGAAACATTTGATGAAGGCGCGTATATATCCCCAATGGCAACTTCTACTTTTACCCTTGGTGGCGAAGGTGTAGCATCTGCATTTATTTCGGATATGAAAAACAAAGATGAATTACAAAAAAAAGAAGAACAAGCTGCTAAAGAAATAGCTGTAGGTGGCACTGTTACTGACGCAACAGCAACCGCACTGACAGGATTGCAAAAAGCAGCTGAAGGATTTAGAGATTATAAAGGATATAATACGCTTTTAGAAACATATCTAAATGATGGATATCAGGGTTTTGAAGATTTTGTTACTACAGAATTAAATTACAATACAAATACTGGAGTAACACCCGATGTTGTTACGCAGTTTATAGACGACCTTGGAGATCCAACAACTGCATATTATCCAGGAGACGAAAACTTAACTCCTCAATTAATAACTGATTTAAGTTTTGCTCATGAGGAATTTATGCAAGAGTGGAATCCCGAAGGTGGGTATGGAACAGACGTTAACTGGGTTCCTCCAACATACTATAGTGATGCAGATCGGCAAAGAACATGGACTGAACATAACAAGCTACTGCAAGAACGAGAAACAGAAGGCGGAGCATTTGCACCAACATTAGTGCGCGGGAGACAAATGACTACAGGTACTGGCATATTAAATACAAATTATGCTTTACAATACAAAAATAATCCGCAAGAAACCTTGCCTGTAGGGGCAAATGGAGTTCCTTTAGGAAATTACGATTTTGCACCGCCAGAAAATCTTTCCCAAGATGAAAAAGATTATCTTAACCAACAAAACAATGAAATAATACAATACAAAGAAAACTTAATGGGTTCTGATATATCTGACCCCTCGTTTGGTGTAGACGTTCCAATATTGACAGGACAAGGAACAACTCCTGGTCTTGTTTATGGGCAAACAACATCAGGTCCAACAGGTACTGGTGTAGACCCAATAACAGGGCAACCTATGCAACAAACAACAGCTGACGGCACTACAGCTCCCGCAGGCACAACTCCCGCAGGCACAGGTGAGACTGGGACTGTAGAAACAAGAGTAGACCCAATAACAGGTTTACCCGCCGCTCCAATGGCTCCAGGAACATCATTTGCTGATTTTGTAGGAACAATGACTCCTAAACAATTCAGACTTGCAGCGGCTCAAGCGACTGGCCAAGCAGATGCAACAACATATTTCACACCAGAACAACAATTTATGCAAGCAGCTATGAGGACAACAGGGCCGTCTTCTCCTTTAAGACAAGCAATATATGGGGCACAAAATCCTTTATTGCAACAATATTATTTAAGTGGATATGGTTCGTTACCTCAATATGGTGGCACTGGAGAAATTAGAGGATTTCAAGATTTCTTAGGGGATTTTGGCCAAGGAAGAAAAATTGCTGACGATTCACTTATAAAAATAGCTGAACAAGCAGCTCGTATAGGAGCTATGGAAGATATTGATTATGCAGAATCATTATACGACCCCGAAATGTCAAGAGAGGAATTAAACAGAAGAAGATTGTACAGATACACATACGGTACAGGCCCACAAGCAGATCAAAATAGACAAAACCTTGCTAGGTTTTTAGCTTTGCAAAGACCAGGTGGGGGTGTTTATGGAGGCGTTTTAGGTAGAGCATTGGGTTCGTCGGTAGATGAGATGGCAACAGCATATGCGGCCATGCGGCCAGATCAAGGCCAAGACTTTTTGAGTTATTTCTTACAACAATCAGCAGGAAGAAACAAGCCAGGAACAGCTGGTGCTGGACAAAAATCTACAGCAAGAGATTAGGAGATAATTATGGCGCTAAATAATAATTCATTTTCAAACTTTTTATCAGGAGACCAGTGGGGCTCTTTGTCGCCATCTGTAGGTGAAATGGTGTTATCTCAAATGCCACAAGCACAATATATGGATTATGCAGAACGCACGTTTGGTGGTCGTGGAAGAAGAGGTAGAGCCGCACAACAAGCATATGGCGATGTGTACAATCAATATTTAGGGGAAATCGGACGATCTTTGCGAGAAGGTCAAACACCTGCAACGTTCAAAGATTTTCTTGGTACTGATCCGTTTACTAAACGATATAGCCAATTGCCACAATTTGAACGTGGTGTAACACAAACTATGACTAATCCAAGAACGAGGTTTATTTTTTACTAATGGTACAAGATAACAAAAATATATTTCAAAAAGCGTGGGAAAGTGGTCCTGTTCAAGGGTTTTTTAATTACCCTGAATATCTGCGAGACGAAGGTATACAGCGAGTTATGGAAGCCAATGAGGCTTTTAATGAAAAAGGATTTTTAGGTGGCTTGGGACATGTGTCCAGAGAGTACGCAAGTGATATAGTTGGATTTCCTTCCGCAATAGTAGGCCTGCCAAATGAACTAGCTGAATGGCTGGACCCGTCTACCGAAACACAAATAGGTAGCATGGTGGAATCTGCATACGAAAATCACCGACAAACATACGGCAAAGATCCGTCAATGGCAGAAAAATACGATATTATGCAAAACGTACAAAACCAAGTTAGTCCATGGTTGACAGAAACTGTACCTATAGCAGGTATGGATGTTACTAAAAGAGGATTAATTGGATTACCAGTAGCGGGAGCAGCGTTTGCCGCAGAAGTTGCAGTAACAGGAGGTACGGCAGCTATAGCAAAAGGTTTAGCAAAAAAAGGTGTGCGTGAATCTGTGGAAAAAGCACCACAAACATTAGCAAAACAATTTGCGGAAGGCACAAAAGATGTTGCAAGAGAAACAACAAGGCAAGCATTATTGATACCAAAAAGAATTGATGATGTTGTAGCATCAACACTAAAATACACAGTCGGTAAACCTTTACAATATAGTGCTAAATTAACATTAGCTGGAGGGAAAAAAGGTTTTGATATTTCCAAAGCAGGTTTATATGCAATACCAGGTGGTAAATATGCCGCTGATGTTTTGTGGAGCCGTGCGACAGGAAAGGCTGCAGAAAGAAATCTTGCATCAGAAAAATCAACACGAGAAAAATTTAGAGAAGCAGGAAAGAGACAATTTGGTACTGAATGGAAAGATGATTGGTCAAATATTGAAGATGATTTAGATGATATGTTTCTTGCAGAAGCAGGCGGGGGAGTCTATGAGGGGGCACGAAGACCTGAAGGCGTTCCTAGAATATCTGGCGACATATTTGGTCCTGACCCTAATTACGAAGAAGCATATGTTAAAAGAAGCTGGTGGGATATGTTAAAAGGTGTGTGGCGAGGGCTTCCTGGAGAAAGCCATGGAGAAGCCATAATGAAAGCTATAAAATCTAAAGACGCGGAGCTTGAAGAAATAATACAAACAATGTCGCAAAGAGATTATAATTTATGGATTGCTTTTATGAGAATGTTAGAAACAGAAGAATATTTTGGGAAAACTATTAAACAAAACAAAGGAACTAAAGGAAAAGGAAAAGCAGAATATGCTCAACAAACTGGTGAAGGTTTTACCTTAACAGATGAAGAATTGCAAAGATTAGGACTGCGGTCACGCGATGTGACGTTTCAAAAAGAAATAGAAGTTGATGAACAGTATTATAACGAAATGATAGCGTCAGGAAAATCACGCACAGTACGAGTGGACGGTAAAAAGTATTTTACAAACCCACGCAACTTAAACGGTGGTGGCCCAGGAGTAGGTGACGTTATTCAAAACTTTGACAAATACGAGGCGGCTTTAAAAGCATTAAAAGTAAATATTGATGATAAAGTATTAGATCGATGGGGAGCATTAGACGAAAGTATTAATGCAAAAGCAATATTGCTTGGCGATAACGGAGGAAGGAAATTAAAAGGCGAAGAGTTGTCTGCTTACGATATTATGGGGGCCATGAGAAACATATGGCAAAAATATGAAAACCAAGGTATACGAGACGGGGCTGCAGGAGCTGGGTTAGGACTAGCTACTACATATGCAAAAACCGCAGATGGTTATTTGGTTCAGGGCAAAGGTGGAGCAAATGTTGCAAGAAAAATAGTAATAGAAGAAGCAGATAGAACTGATGAAGCTAGGTCTTATTGGTTGACAGAAGCTCCCGAAGAACGAACAATTCCTAGTGAAGCATTGCTTATACATAGAGGGTATAGGTTAGCAAATCCCGCAGAAGCATTGTTAGATCGTGCAAATTTTATAGGTAATTCTTGGAAAACAGCCAAGCAACGAGAGTTTGTAAAAAGAATGTCTAATGCTTTAGGGCTTAAACACGGCACACTAGAAGAGCTTGTTGGTCCAAAAATATTTGATGATATTAATAAAAGTTATTTAAGAATAAGAAACATTTTTAATGGAATACCGACTAAAGCGGCACGATCAATAGCTAATGAATTAAATGAAATTACTAACGAACAAAATTTTGCAAGGCTTGTAAAAACAGGAGACGATTCTGCTACAAATACTATAAGAAAAGAAATGGTCAGGCTTGAAAAAGTAACTGGCACTACAAACGCAAAAATAAGAAATGCAATGAAAGGCAAAAATTGGACCGCTGCTCAAAGAAAAGAAGTAAACCTTTTATTAAAACGAGCTGAAAAACAAATCGGCAAAATATTTAAAGAAGCAGGAGACGGGGTAGAAATTATAAAAGGGCTTCAAAAACCTACTGGACAAACTTCAGCAGGGTTTTTTGAAGATTATTATTTTCCAGAAGAATTGCATAACGCATTAACAAAAGGAATTAATGATTTGTATAAAATTAATTCCGAACAAAGGCAAAACGCTTTCTCAATAGCAAATAATCTAAGTCGTACCTTTTCGGCAACTGGAGACTTTAGTGCCGTAGCAATACAAGGGTTGTTGCCTTTGTTAAACGATTTAAAACTACGAGCAAATAAAGCTGGCGTAAAAGGATTAGGAGTGCTTAGTCAAGGCGATACCTTTAATGCAATAGGCGATATGTTTAAATCATTTTTAAGGGATGGGGAAAGGGTAGCTGGTGAATTTTTCCTAAGAGCAGATACATTTGCAAGATTAAATGGGTTAGGAACAGTAGATGATGCAATACAATCAGGTGTAAAAATATTAGGCAATGCCCCCGACCAATTTGTTAACGCAAGGCAATGGGGAGCTTTAAACAGAATTCCAAGTTTGCGTAATTTTGACAGGTCCTTTACTCATTTTGGAAATGTTATGAGGTACCAAGTATGGAACCTCGAAATGCAAATAAGAGCATTAGAAAAAGGAATGACTGTCAGACAGCTTATTGATAGTGGTGATGCTGCGCAAATAGCAAATATTGTTAACAAAATGACTGGTGTGGGTAAACGTGGCTATGGCGGAAACTTAGGCGAGTTTTTGTTGTTTGCACCGCGATTTTTTAAAGGAAGACTAGACACACTAGGAAATGCTTTAGGTGGCACCCTTAAGGGGCAAGACGCATCGCTACAACAAGCTATTGCAAGAAAATACATGATGACTATGTTGGGAATGGGAACAACATTAACAGTAGGTATAAATACTATGATGGGGGAAGAAACGGATTTCCAACCCTGGAAACAAAACGAAGCCACAGGTGAGTGGTATTTTAATCCCAACTTTATGCGTACACATATAGGAGAACTAGATATTAGTTTCTTTGGTACATGGGATACTTTGTTTAGATTAATACAAACACCAGCAATGCTTTATGTAAACCAACTAAATGACGACAAATTATTTGATTCTAACCAAATGTTAGCAGATCTCCGAAGTATAGTTAGTGGCCCATTGTTAAGTAAATCGTGGGATTTAATAACAGGGGAAGATGGTATTGGCCAAAGAACAAGGTCGGTATTAAAAACAGACGAAGATACTGGAATGATTACAGAAGAAAACTGGTTTACCAGTTGGAACTCTACGAAGCAAGTTGGTGAAACTTTGATTGAAGGGTTTATTCCGTTTGCTTGGGACGATGTAGCGTTTGATAGCCCAGGAAAACCAAGTGTTGTTAAACGAGCAGCAAATGGTTTAGTTCAAGGTTTTACTGGTAAAGAAGGAGACCGAATGGAAGGGTTCCAGGAAGCAGGTACTGCAGGTGCTCAGTTTGTTGGCCAATTCTTTGGCGTTAAAAGTAGTTATGAAACCTTAAGTGAAGTTATGGATGAAGCCGAAGCTGGAATTTTAGAACTTGGGGCATCTGATGTTCGGTTACAAGAAGCATTTGGAATGAATGAAAAAGAGCTTGGCATATATCTAGCTCAACATGGGAAAGAAGTTTGGGACAATGGCACTTTAAATATATCATCATTGCGAGGGTTATTAGCTGGAGAAAGAACTCCCGACTTTAGTGACATAGCTAAAGACTACCAGAAAAACATACAGAGCATGCAAGAAGAAGGTAGGTTCCCAGAGTTCTTTACGCCACAACAATGGGAAGAAGTTCAAAAACAATACAACGACAAATTGTATGGCAACAGAAGTGAATATTCTATGTATACAATAAAAAGAGATTCTTTAATGGATCAAGAGCAAACAGAATTAGCAAACCTAGAAAATGCTTTTAAACAAGGAAAGATATATGAAAACCCAATAACAGGTGAAAAAATAGATACGGGCAAAATGCAAGACATGTCTACATATTATAACATGACTCGAAAAATACGATCAAACTATGCACAAACCCGTAGAAATTTAACCGACCCAATTAATGGTGAATTTAGAAATTTAGATGAGTTGTTTAAATTTGGAAGAAACACTGCATTAGGTTCTGTATCTTCGGCAGATGCAGATATATATGATTATGGCCAAGCCTCATATTATGAAAAAGTTTGGGGAGAAGACGGGGCCATAATGGCAGATGGTGAGGTAAATTGGGAAAAACGAGAAATTATAATTAGCCGATGGGCAGAAGATATGAAAGAAAAATATCCTTCTTTAACAGAAGCAGATATTGCATCTTATTTGCTAAGAATAGAAAAGAAAGCAAAAGCTGACGCACCTCCCATGCAAAGAGCAATGACAGAAATGACAACTTATATACAGGAAGCAGGATATTACGACATAGAAAGAAACACTTTTTATGACTTGATAGACCGAATGAATATTCAAGGACCCGAAAGACAAAATTTAATAACACAATATGCTCGATGGAAAATACAAACTCCACAAGACAAAAAAACATTGGAAGAAACAGTTCCAATACTAAGAGAAGTTACAAGAATAGCAACAGAAAAAAAGAAAATATTCAGAGCAAATAATTCTAGGGTAGATGCTATGTTAAGAATTGTTGGCTCTAGCAAATCAAAAGTTGCTTTAAGCAACTGGGGCATGTTTGTTGATAATGTTATGAACGCAAACAGGCGAAAACCAATACCAGAAGAAAAAATGTTAAGTTTTCTTTACGATCTTTTAAACGAGGAGGTTGGATATAGTAAATCATATAACAAATTTTATGAACTTAATAATGAAGGAAATATATAGAAAGGATAAATAATATGGTAATGCCAACAGAATCACAAATTGAAGAACCAATACAAGATGTTCAGGCTGAAGCTCCGACTGAGGAACCTACGCAAGACGCTCCTGTGGAGGAAGCAGAAGTACCTGTAGCTCCTACGGAGGGGCAACAAGAAGCAACTGTGCAAGGAGAATTGCCTTTGCAGGAAGATCCAATTGCTATAGAGCAACCAGCTCCTCCGTCAGACCAAGATCCTAATATACAATCACAAATAGAAGAATTGCATCGAATGAAGCAAGTTGATGCCCAAAAACAATGGGAACAACAAATATACAGGCAAGCTCAAGCTATAGAACGTAGAGCACAGGAACAAGGGCACGACCCACAAAGCGCTAGAGAATTAGCCAAACAACACGTCACCTCGCAAAAACAACTACGAGATCAACAAGATCAATCGTTAAACTTAGTTCGTAACGTAGAAGGTAGAAGAGAAGCGGCTTTGCATTTCTTAGAAAAACACAAGCTAGCTGACAAACGAATGTTAGACGATTTTAGAGCATTAAGTAATTTTAATACTCCACAAGACATGGAGCGTGAAGCAATGAGAATTGCTCAGCTTCGACAACAAGCAGCAGAGATTGCTCGGTTAAAACAGGGACAGGTTCCACCACAGGCTTTTGATAATAGCCAGGGTGCTGCTGAACCTACAAGCAATCAAGACCGTTTGTTGCAGGAATATATAGCAGGTGAAAGATCAGAAGCCCATCAAGCTGCAGCACGAAGAGCGGCGGGAATGGGGTAGTTTATTTAAAATGCTGAAAAGGAGGCTATAATGGCACAAACAGCAACTACAGGTTCTCTTGAGAACGCTCAGAACATAATAATAGCTGCAGCTCGCTACACAGAAGAGCATAACGCTCCAGCTATGAATTTGATTGAGCAGTTCACCCTACCCAAGGGAGCCAAACAAGTAACAGTTCCAAAGGTAGGACAGATGTCTATGCAAGATCTCACTGATGGGGTCGATATCGTAGACGAGGAAGACATTGGGATGACCACTGTCGACCTAACCGCATCCGAAGTGGGTGCAAAAATTATTCTCACAGACAAATTGGTTCGCCAATCTGCAGAGAATGTCTTTAGCATGATCGGACGACAGCTCGGTGATGGTATGGCTAGAAAGAAAGACGTAGACGTGCTAGCTCTTTATTCTGGTTTTAGTACCGACATTGGTGCTGCAGGACGAAGCATGAGCTTGGCAAACGTCAGTGCTGCTGTAGCCTATGCTAAAGGTAAGAAGTTTGGTTCTAACGTGTACATTGTTCAACACCCATTTGCGGTATGGGACATTGCTAACACAGCAGTAACAGCTTCTAGCACATACCCAGTACCAGCAGGTTGGTCTGCTGACTTACTAGGTAACTTCTTCAGTGGGTTACGCCCAATCAACGGTGTACCTATCTTTGAAGATGGTAACATTAGCATTGACAGTAGCGATGATGCAGTTGGTGTTATTGCAGACAGATCTGCATTGGCTGTTCTTAAGTCTGTTGACATGAATAAAGAACAAGACCGAGACATATCTTTAAGAGCAACAGAGGTAGTTATTACCGCTGACTATGGTGTATTCGAACTTGATGATAGCAAAGGTGTAGCATTAACACTTGACGCTGGTACACCTGCTACAGCCTAATAGGAGATAATATGAGTTTTTCAACGAAGGAAAGAACAGAGCTTAGATCAGAACTTAATGATGTAGGGTACAAATGGGATTATGTTGATTCGTGGCCTGCAAAGACTACGTTATATCGACATAGAGCACAGACGAATCCTCAAGGTGAAATTGTTAGCGATG